TTCCAATATCTTCAAAACTAGTTATTCCATTATTTGCGTAATTTAAAGCACACCAGAAAGTTAGTTCTTTATTTGGAGTTGGGTCCATTGCTGATATTTTTATTAAAATATCTTTAATATCGTTGGTTTTTGGAGCAGAGATATCTGTTTTGGCTTTTGATAAAATCTTGTTGCCAAAGTCATTAATAAGTCGTTGTTCGTTGTATTCTCGTAGTAATTCTTTTATTTTCATTTTTTAGCAAAAGTTGATAATGGATATGTTTGTTCTGGTTGATTTTTATTATTTGGATTTCCTAGAGTAACTGTTGGACCTTTTACCATTGAATTATTATTTGAAGTATCTGTAACCTTCATTGGTTGAGGGACACTGTTTGGACCCATTTTTATAGATTGAATACTACCTTTTTGAAATTGTTGTTGAGCTAATCCCATTGCAGCGGGATTTGGTTGTTGTGGGCCATTCGGTGATGGTGCTACTCCTGTTGTTGTGGCTGGAATACTTCCATTTATTGGAGCAACATTGGATGTTTGAGCTACAGCATTAGCTGTATTTTGTCCCACAGCAGCGTTATTTTGTGGATCATTCAAAACATATGAAATTCCCGGTGGTGTAAATGGTGCCTCAAATAAATCTGATAATCTCATTTTATATTACTCCAGTGTTTCTTTTAGTATTTATCTCTATGGTAATGGAAGACCCTTCAATACTGTTAGGGTTGTATTTATTGCATTAATAGTATTCGGAGGCAAAACAGGAATCTTTTTCAATTCAGGAGGTATGGCATTTTGTTGTGCAGTTCTTGATACAGCATCTTTAATATCTTGAGAATTTCGCTCACTTAAATCAAAATTATGATGATCAACATAACGATACATTGATATTTGTTGTGTAAATAAAGCTCTATTAAATTTGTTAGTAACCGAAAATATCTTATATTGGCCACTAAAAACATTACGTTTGTAATTTATCGGAGACCCTTCAAAAGATAAATCCAATGTTCCAGTATTTAAATTTATATCTTGTGGAATTTTGAAATTTACATTTGCATAAACTTCACCAGAATTAAAAAGAATTCCTCGTGGATTTGTAGAAAAAGCATGAGTAGTTAGAGGATTATAAAAAATACCATCTTGACGAATAAAATCTGGATCACCATATATTGTCATATCAAGTTGAATTTGTTCTCCAACTGCATAAATTGTAGATACTACATCGGATGCTTGATTTCTTTCTGGCGTTTGTGCTCCAGTTCCAATTGCTGTTTTTGAACTACTACTTACAAATTGAATGGATTGTCCAGAATTCGTTGGAGATGAAACCATAGATAACAAATTTTTAATAGGTGGAACATCTGCTCCAGCTACTTGTTTTGCTGGCGAACTGGTTCCAGTTGCCTGACCTTTAGTATCATGATTAAATTGGGCATAAGTATAAAATGCATTATTAAAATTAAGATCAAATGTAATAATTTCTGTATTTTTACCGGTAAAAATATAATCATATTCTTTTACAACTCTATTATTTGAAATAGGATCATCATTTGGAACACTGATACTCCGTGCATTGTAAATTTTATATGGTTGAATAGTAAAATTTACAAATCTGGAATATCGTCCACGCAGATGATCATAAGTAGAATATGTTGTGGACGGAACAATAACAAACCAATATAATGTAGTATTATCTAACTCATATAATAATGTTTGAAGCATTGTAGGGATAGGGGCACCAATTTGTAAATTAGCTGCGGAAGCGAGGGTGTTTATGTTTTTTATTTGATTATTATATTGATTTATTTGAGTTGTAATATAATTACTATTAACTAGCAATGTATTTAAACAATCTAAAATACTACTTCCGCTGCTAAAACTTATAAGTTGATCTCCATATGTCACTGATCCATTTGGTGTTTTTCCAGTGATTGCATCAGGTGCATATAAATTAGTATTTTTGGTATATGCTGGTATATTGAATTGATTATTATTGATTATCGGCGTTCCCATAGAGTTATCTTTTGCTGTTACTGGAATGCCAGAAAGTGTAGATAAATCAAGATAAAGAGATTGATCTATTGTTCCATTTGGAGTTTCTATTGGAGGAAATGTTACACTATAAATATCTGGAGAATCTATAGAACCCTCATCAAATAATCGTTTTTGAATATTATTGAGAACATCCATAAATGATTTTATAATATCTGAAATTAGACCATTACCTTGTAATGCAGGAGTAATCGCCGCGTCAATATTTTGAATATCGGTAGTATCTCCAGATTGTGCAGACTGTGTTATTTCTGCATTTAATGCCTCATATGAGCCAAGTTGAATATTAGTTGGAACTCTACCATATATTTCAGAATTACTGAGTTCATTAAGAGCTATAGCTGATAATTTATATATAGCACCCATATTGTTTACTTTAATATCTAACGCATTAAGACTAATTGGAATATATTTTGTTGCGTCTGGAACAGTTTCTATTGTTCCATCATCTTTATATCCTTTAAATTCTATTTTTAACATATATGGGATTTGACAATAATTATTTTCACCAAGAGCAGTATTACAATAATCATATAATTGTTCAATAAAATCCATTCCGTATGGTTCAATAATATTTAATTCAATATCTGTTGCATTGCTTCCTCTATTTTCCTGACTCATTCCAACAACAATATTAACTGTAGCATCATCTATATACATATCTGGACTAAAATATGCAGTATTTTCTCCACTAAATCCAACTGCCTTATTTTTACCAACACCACCAGATTTACATATAAGTTGCCAATCACTTGCTATATATTTTTGATCCACTGATGTAGCAGTGATCATTTTATTATAATTTAATGTATTTGTTACTAATAAAGATAAAATTGGACTATAACTAGCATAAGGACGTAATATATTCGGTAAAGGAACAAAAATAGTGGGAGCATCAGTTGGTGATTGTGTAGTTACAGTTGATGAATTATCGTCATTTAAAGTATTAACTGGTTTAGTAGATGTGGTGGTGTTTTGTGAGACAATATTTTTTGCAGTTTTTGTATCTAAAAATCCTTTAATAGAAGCAATATTTGGATAATTATCATCGGATAAAATAACATTTTTTTGGTCAGTGGATAATCCATTCCAAATTTGAAGTTCAGCGGGAGTTAAACTGTTTATAACTTGTTGTGCGGTAAATGACATAAATTATAGTCCTAAAAAACTCTTTAAATTTTGTGCGTTTGGAACATATATTTGAAGACCAGTGACAAAATTATTTAAAGGATCAGCCGCTAAAGAATTTGGGTTTCTTTGAGCAAAGACCCACCATAGGTTTGGATCACCATACATATCGTATGCCATTAGATCAGGCCGGAGATTATACACAGCAGAAATAGTAATAATTTGATCACTTGTTGAAGATGAAATTGGGCGAGGAACCCATATACCCAATCGTCCTTGAGAATCAACCGGGGTATTATAATAAACACTACTACTAGTATATGATATTTTCATATATTATCCTATTTGTAAATTATCAAGAGATGTATCTCTAGTTGTTTGTATTGTTGTGGGAGAAGCAGATACAGTTATTGATTGAGAACTTGTAAGTCCATTTGGACCAGATATTGCTGTTGTTATTTCTGGTGTTGAAAATCCGTTTGGCCCAAGCATTCTTAAATCTCCAGAAGAAAATTTTAATGCACTAAATTGTGATGCAAATGCACGACTAAACATTGGTGTGCAACTAACAGAAATAGTCATAATAGTTGGAACCTTTATTATTTCATTTGCAATTCCAGCAACACCGGGCATAGTAATGGATACATAATCTACATCATCTGGATAACTTGTAGTAACATTTGTTATAACTACTGGAATAAAATCCAAACCACCAAACCCCATACCTTGCAAACTAACTACTAATGGCGGTGATCCAGATAAATCTTTCCCTCCACCATTTACATCATTTCCAGTAAACATCATTGTTAAACTTCTTAAAAATGTAATAGCGGCAATAACATATTGACCTTCATATAGATTTCTAACAGGAAAGTTACAACTTAATTCAAAAGGTTTTAATTCACTATTTTCATAACTATAAAAAGCAAAATTACTTTGAACAACTTTTTGTGCTTGATAGTTTGCAGAAAATGATATATCGACTTTTGGTTGAAATGGAAACAACATTCCATTTGTGGCACCTAAATAAGTAGATAATAAAGTATTTGTTTTATCTTTATAAAAAATTGCAGGACTTCCGGGTAACATTGAAATTCTAACTCTTTTATCGTTAAGTGAAGAACCAGCTAAAGTAACAATTGGTGTCGTTGACATTGATGAAGGAATATTTAAACTACTTAATCTACTGCTACTAGGGTCTAAACCACTATAATCACTTATTTGCGGTGCCGGTGTTAAAGTAGAAAAAGATGGCAATGATGGGTTAGAAAAAGATGATTGCCCACCAACAGAAAATGTATTAATTGCCATTTTTTTCTTGACCTCTTTATAGTTATAAGTTATACTAAAGTTACACTAATATTTATCTTACTAAAACATAGGCATTACGGAGGCACCATCAAACAAAATTATTTAAATAATCGCGACTTATTAAAAGAAATTCATTTATCTAAAAATACATATTGTTCATTTATAAATCCAGAAAAAGACAATCAATATGATATTATTTTAACTTCATTGGATGAAATAAATGAACTTACTATTGAGCAAGCAAAAGTGACACGCTCGGCACGATTCTTGCGTGAAGGAATCCAGTTTGATATTAATACTATTCCAAATACCGATTTGGTTTTTAGAATAATGACTTGGCAACATATTCCATTGTTACCACCAAAAGCCACAAAACTGATTAAAAAATCTCGTATGGCTCGTAGCGAAAGTATTAACAAATTTTTTGATGAATTACAAAAAGAAGAATTGGATATCACCGATGAAGATAGTGTCATTGAGGAAGTATTAGCAAAAGAATCTTTTGATACTAATAAAGCAGATCACATTAGACTTAATTTTCCACCATTTTTTCATTATCGCTTGGATGAAAACAATAATACATTTTTAGTTGGAAAAAGTCATTGGAAGGGTTCTTTAGAATCAGGAGAATTTTGTAAAACTCATGGAGAAATGACAGAAAAATTAGCTAGAATGATTATGAAATTAGTAGAAAAATATTCAATGTTAAGTAAATTTAGAAATTATTCATATAGAGAAGAATTACAAGGACAAGCTGTGTTACAATTATGTCAGGTTGCATTGCAATTTAATGAACTAAAATCAGCTAATCCTTTTGCTTTTTTTACAACCATAAGCACAAATTCTTTTGTTAGAATTTTGAATATTGAAAAGAAAAATCAACAGTTACGAGATAAATTATTATTGGATAACAATATGAATCCATCATTTAGTAAAACAAATTCAGATATGTCATTTGAGGAATAAATAATATATGGAAATGACAACAAATCAACAAATTATAGAAATATATCAAAATATCAAAAATTATACGAGAAGATTCTGGAAATTAAAAAATGATGTTTTTTTGTGGTCAGAAATAGAATCTGTTGTTGGAATTAAATTCCCTTCATTTACCGGAAAAGATTGTGAGAAACTTTTTCTTTATATTCATCAAGATACTAAACTAATTTGCCTTTGTGGTAAACAAAAACATTTCCACTCAAAAAAATTTAGATGTTTGCGATCTTGTCCATATACTCGTGTTGAAACTAAAAATACGTGTATAGAAAGATATGGAAAAGAGCACATTAGTCAAGTTTCTAAATTTAAAAAACAAAAAATTAAAACTTGTATAGAACATTTTGGTGTTAGAAATCCAAGCCAGTCAGCAGAAATTCAAAATAAAAAACAAGAAACCAGTATTAAAAATTGGGGAACGGTTCACCCAAGTCAATCAACAGAAGTTCAAAATAGAATCAAAGATACTCTTTTAAAGAGATACAATGTGGAACATGCGCTTCAACACAAACCGTTTTTGAATAAAAGTATGGCTACTTCTCTTTCACTATATAACGTTTTGCATTATTCTCAGTTGAATATTTCTAAAGAACAACAAAAGGCATCTTGTCAAATTAATTATAATCGTGATTTTTATTCGCAAAAACATATATCTTTAGAATCATTAGATATTTTGAATAATAGAGAAAAGTTTGCGAAATTATTGTCTATTAATAGCCGGAGTAGTTTAGCTAGAAAATTGGGTGTAAGTGACAGTCAAATTTCCAGAACTCATAAAAAATTTGGTTTAAAAATTTTATCCAGAATATCGAGTTCATTTGAAAATGAAATTTCTATATGGCTAACAAAAAATAATATAGAATTTAAACCAAATAATAGAACAGCAATTAAGCCATTTGAATTGGATTTTTATTTTCCAAAATATGAGTTTGCCATTGAATTTAATGGCGATTATTGGCATATGAATCCAAAATATTATATTGCTGAAGATTATAATAAAAATTTGAAATTATTCGCAAGTGATATTTGGAAAAAAGATCAACAAAAGCTACAATTGTGCAAAGATAAAAATATCAATCTTATAACAATTTGGGAATCTGATTGGAATGAAAATAAAGACTTTATAAAGGGTAGTGTATTAGAGTATATTATTAAATATGAGTAATATGATGATTTTGTTTTGTGATCAAGTTCAAAAAATTTATCCAGATGCTAAGTGCTTTACATATAATGGTTCATATTGTATTATGGATATACCAGTGGAAATTATGCGGGAATTAAATCTTGGAAGAGTTTTTCCAAGATGGCCATCTTGTTATAGTAGATGGTCCGATACTGAAGAACTTGCATGGCGAGATGCATGGGAAAAAATTCAACAAGAAATGTTGGATAAATTTGAGAGATGAAACAAATAATGTTAGATATTTTAATTGAAAATCAAAAATCAGTTTTAAAAATTTATCCAAATGCAATGTGTTTACTTAGGAAATTTTCTTATTTTAATGAAGATCATATTCAATATGATGATTGGGTATATTATATACTAGAAGGTCCAATAGAAAACAATTACAGATATCACGAGTACGAGTATAGTTCTGGTTGTGACACTGAAACAAAGGCTTGGATAAATGCATGGGAAAAAATTCAACAAGATACACTAAACAAATTTGAGGAGTAGTTAATGAGTCAATTGTTTAAAAAAGCGGCAATTTTTGGAGATTTACATATTGGGTATAAAGGAAATAGCAATATTCATAATCAAGATTGTTTAGATTATTTACATTGGTTTGTGGAAGTAGCGCAACAAAATGATTGTGATATATGTATATTTCTTGGAGATTATTTTCATAATCGAAATAATACTAATTTGGTAACAATGAATTATGGTTTACAGGGTTTGAGAATTTTAAGTGATGGGTTTGATAGGGTTATTATGATACCGGGTAATCACGATAATTATTATCGTGATCAGAGAACCATAAGTAGTATTGCATGGGCAGAACACATTTCTCATATTGAAATTTTGAATGAAATTACTGTTATTGGTGATTCTATATTTGTTCCGTGGTTGGTTCAAGATGAATATAAACAATTAGTTGGTAAAAAATCTGAATATATGTTTGCTCATTTAGAATTGGGTGGATTCTTAATGAATAGTATGGTTACAATGCCAGAAGTTGGAGAATTACGAGCGGAACATCTTAAAGATTATCATCAAATTTATAGTGGGCATTTTCATAAAAGACAAAAAAGAGACAATATTACTTATATTGGCAACGCTTTCCCTCATAATTTTGGAGATGCAGGAGATGATGAACGTGGCTGTATGATTTTGCCATGGGGAGAAGAACCAACATTTCATACTTGGGAAAAAGCACCAAAATATCGCACAGTGAGAATAAGTGATTTAGTTGTTGACCCTTCGAAATATTTACCGAACCATAGTTATATAAAATTGATCTTAGATACAGATATAACTTATCAAGAAGCAACATATTTAAAAGAAAACTTAATAAAAGAGTATGAATTACGAGAATTGAGTATTATATCAACTAAAAAAGATATTCATTCGGTTGATTTATATCCAACTGGAAATATTAAATTTCAATCAGTTGATAGTATTGTTCAAAGTCAACTCCTAAATAATATAGCATCGGAATATTATGATAAGAATCTTCTTTTGGAAATTTATAAAGGATTGTAATGGCAAAAGTATTGGTATTTGGGGCTAATCGTGCTGGAATTCATGGTAAAGGCTCTGCCCTTGAAGCCTATAAAAAATGGGGAGCTATTTATGGTCAAGGAGAGGGTCGTCAAGGAAACAGTTATGGAATTCCTACCAAACTTACGCCATATATTACTTTGCCATTATCAGAAATAAAAAAACATGTAGATACATTTATACAATATGCTACAGAACACCCAGACGATTCATTTATTGTTGTGAGAATTGGTTGTTGTAATGCAGGATATACTGATTTACAGATTTCACCAATGTTTAAAACAGTTCCAACAAATGTTATTCTTCCAGATGATTGGAAGAATAAAGAACATGAATTAACAATGGATGACATATACAATGCAAACTAATATTGAATATGATACTATTATTTTGAGCGATTTGCATTTGGGAAGTCCAATCGCTGAAAGTAAAAAATTTTTACATTTACTTAAAACCATAAAATTTAAAAGATTGATATTGCTCGGCGATATGTTTGCAGATTTAAATTTTTCTCGTTTAAAGGGAGATGATTGGAAAGTTTTAAGCTATATTAGAATTCTCTCAAATGTAAAAACTGGTATAGAGATTGTGTGGGTGTATGGGAATCATGATATTGGTTTAGTTGAGGTATTAAGTCATTTGGTAGGTATAACAGTTGTTGACAAATATATCTGGATGATAGATAATAAAAGGTATATAGCGTTGCATGGTCATCAGTTTGATCCAACAATTTCATATTGGAGCGGTTTAAGTAATTTTTTAAGTTGGGTATTTTTGCAAATACAAAAAATTTCGTTTCTTAAAAAAGGATTTCCGAGATGGCTAGATAAGATAACGGCAAATTTTCAGAATTTGTCATCGGTTGTTGAACAAAAAGCAATAAAGTATGCTAAACTACATAAATTCGATGTTATATGTTGTGGTCATACCCATGAAGCAAAACATTCAACGATAGATGGAGTTGATTATTATAATTCTGGATGTTGGGTAAAAAATGAAGCAACATATATAGCATTCAAGGGTTCAAATATTGAAATAATTCAGGAAGGTTGATGCTAAAATTACATAATTTAACAATAAGAAATTTTCTTAGTTGTGGAAATGCAACACAAACAATCAATTTTAATCGCGAAGAACTTGTTTTGGTTCTTGGTGAAAATTTGGATTTGGGTGGAGATAGTGAAGGATCAAGAAACGGGTCTGGAAAGACAGTACTAATTAATGCTGTTAGCTACGCCCTATTTAGTTGGCCAATATCTAATATTAAAAAAGAACATCTTGTAAACATAACAAATGAAAAAAATATGCTTGTAACTTTGGATTTTGAATCTAATGACAAGAGTTATCGTGTTGTGCGAGGATTGAAACCTCGTATTTTAGAATTTTATGAAAATGGTAAAAAGTTTACAGATATAGAAATAGATAAAGAAAAATCAGAAACGGTTGACGATTCTGCACAGGGTGATAATCGAGAAACACAACGAGAAATTGATAAGGCTATTGGGATGACACATGATATGTTTTGTCAAATTGTAGCAATCAATACATATACTCAGCCTTTTTTATTTCAAAAAAATATTGACCAAAAAAATATTATTGAACAACTTTTAGGAATTACATTGCTTAGTGAAAAAGCTGAACAACTCAAGGAAGAAATAAAGATTGCTCGTGACAGTCTTACGAAAGAGGATGCAAGAATTAAAGCTAGTGAGACAGCTAACAAAAGAATCCAAAGCCAAATTGATAGTTTAAAATTAAAACAAAAAGCATGGGCAAATCAAAAAATAGAAAATTTAAAGAAATTAGATTTATCTATTCAAAAATTATCAAAAATAGATATTGATAAAGAATTATTACTTCATAGTGAATGGGATACTTATAATGATGCTGAGAAAGATAGATCGAATTTAAAACAACAACATGCACAAATGAGTTTAGCTTATAATAAAGAAGAAAAAATAATACTTCAGCTTGAAGACGATTTGAAAATTTTACAGGAGCAATGCTGTCAAACATGTAAACAAAAACTTCAAACTGACAAACATTCTGAGTTATTATTGGAAGTTCAAAAACAATATAATGATAGCAAAAATGAAATTTCTATTATAAAAGAAAGCATGGAGGTGTTAATGTCAGAGTTGATATTAATACCTATTCTTAATAAACCAGAAGAAAGAAATTATAAGTCAATTGATGATGCTCATAATCATCGTAATAAATTGATGTTATTGAATCAAGAATATACACAAAAACAAAATGAAATAGACCCATATCAATCACAAATTGAAAGTATGCTTGGTAATGCTATTGAAATAATTGATATGTCAGAATTAAATGCGTTGTCGAGATTTATAGATCATCAAGAATTTTTACAAAAATTATTAACCAATAAAGATAGTTTCATTCGTAAAAAGATTATTGAACAAAATTTAAGTTATTTGAATACTCGTCTTAAATATTATTTGATATTACTTGGATTACCACACGAAGTTGTTTTTCAAAATGATTTATCTGTTGAAATTTCAGAACTTGGAAGAGAACTCAGTAGTGGTAATTTATCTCGTGGTGAAATGGCCCGATTGAGTTTAGGTTTGAGTTTTTCTTTTCGAGATGTATATGAATCATTGTTTCAAAATATTAATATTTTGTTAATTGATGAATCTTTGGATAGTGGTGTAGATAGTGGAGGAACAGAAGCAGCAGCAAAATTACTCAGAGATATGGGAAGAGAACAACACAAAGATGTATGGTTAATTAGTCATAAAGATGAACTTATTTCTAAATGTCCAACAATTTGTAAAGTAACAAAAGAAAACGGTTTTACTAGTTTTTCGTTTATTGAATAAATTATGATAACATTTAAATATAAACGACAACCACGTGGTTCATGGGACTGCGGTCATACATGTATAGCTATGTTTAGTGGTAAAACTAGAAAAGAAATTAGAGAAAAATTTCCCACTGACCATGGTTTAAATACAAAAATGTTAGTTAAAATTTTAAGAAGTTTTGGGTATGCTGTTCCAAATAGATTAGTTAGATATTCCAAGAAAAATCAACCAATATTTGCCATTGCAAAACAACCAATTAAAGGAACACGAAATTGGCATTGGGTGTTAATATGGAATGGAAAAAAATATGATCCTGCTGGAAAGAATCATATAGATTATGACAATAAACTAACATCTTTTTTACCGATACGAAATATTAAGCATTAGACGAAGATGCTGCCACTTGAACTGCATTGCTTCCTAATGCAAAGTATCTAGATGCGGTGCTTCCATTTGCGTCATTCGTTGAGTAAACTTTTGTAGGTGCATTATATAGTGATCCGTTTGGATTTTGTTGTCTATAATAAGTAAGTGCTCCACCTGACCCAACCAATTGACATACGCCCAAATAACCAGCAATATCTTCAGGAGAACTGTTTGTTGTAATTACTCCCCATGAAGAAAGTTGTTTACAATTTGCTTTCATCATTGCCATTATTAATGCTTCTTGTGCTGCACCATTGTTCATAAAATCTACAGCACTATTGCAACCCATAAATCCAGTCCAATTAGCAGGATTGTTTATAGCATTTGCAGTTGTTGAATTTTTTGAACTACCGGGTTTTAAAAATTTAAAAGTTTCCAAGGCCAAGTTGCCAAATTGATATTTTCCAGTAAAACCAAGTTGATTAACTGCATAATATCCAGAACCACCATTACTAATATTCCATTTAGTTGTTCCACCATTACCGGGATTATTTCTTGGCCATCCAGATTCACTCTTACCTAAAGCAGCTAAAAATGCTTGGGTTTCAATTACTGTTAATCCAAATAATGGACCAGTTAATGGTTGAGTAGCAATATCAGATTCATTTATAGATTGACCAAGTTTAGTTCCACGTATTCCAGAACTAGTTGTTCCAGATTGTGGTCTAACAATTGCTGTTCCAGCCGCATTACCCGGAGGAATAACAGATTTTATTCCATTTATTTCGTGATTTGGCCATGGTTCGTGGGATGGAGCAATATTTGTGATTGATTTAAATGTTCCGTTTTGCCACCAAACATTTGAACCTGTTTGTTTTGAAACCGCAATTTGTTTATTTTGCATAATTATTCCGGGGTCTTTTACTATTGCCGCTGTTCCGGGAGCTTGAATATCTGCGGATTGAACATGAAACTCACTTCCAGTATTTAATTCAGCTTTTGCACTGGATATATTTAATGGACCAGTTGTTCCAAGATTCATTTTAGAGGAATCAAAAATCGTTACTCCTCCAGTGCTACGAGATATAAATTTACCAGAACTATCAAATTGTGTATCACCATCGGAATGTAATAGTAAATTTTTACCTGCGTTTATACTAATATTTTTATCACCATGAAGATTAATATTTCCTTGACTTCTTATAGAAAAATCATTTTCAGAAAAAATATCAATTCTACCGGATGGAGATAATTCAACCCATGCGGTTCCCGGACCATTGATTATATAAATTTGTCCATTGGTATCGTCCATTAGAATTTCATTACCGCCAGTTGTTCTAATTCTAATACCTTGATCTTGTCCAGTAACAGAACCATCATCCATTACAAATTGATGACCTCCGGTTCTATATGAACAACCAAGAGCATTAACTAATGCTTGGCCTTGAGGAGAATTTTGATTTTGTCCTGAATTTACAAATGAATTAAGATTTGAAATAATATTTTGACTAAGTAGAACATTAGCAAAACTTGTTAATCTTCCCGGTGTGCTAATTCCAAAAACCTGACTTGGATTTTCTCTTACACTGCTTGCACTAGTTGAACCTCGAATAAAATCAAAAGCTAATCCTTGTATACCTAACTGTCTTGTTTGATATACTTGTGGAACCATTAAAACTTGAGAAGGTGTTGATGGATTTGAATTTGTTTGATTTATAATAACTGGTTCACTAACTGGGAGGCGAGAAGGAATTTCTGCATTTCCACTAGAATCTTTAATTTGAATATAATTTTGAAGCATTGTGTGTGTTGGTATAGCATTTGTTCCAGCAATTGATTCTGGTTTCCATATATAACCACCTGATCCGGGATTAGATGATGTCGCAGCATTAACTGCACCAATTCCCGGAACCATATGTGCATCCATGGAATCCTGTATACAAGATGTCCAATAACCCTGTGATGGATCGCCATGAGCAAAAAAACAAAGGACTCTGCCATTTAAATCAGGAGGAACAAACCAGAATCCGTAACTCTGAAATGAATTCTCTTGGATAGCTCCATCCGTTGTAGAAAAATCAACATTTGAATCTATATACCAATCTAGATCAATTCGTTGTCTTGTTTGACCGCGAAATGGAGAGGCATAATTTACAGTAACCCAATTACTCGGATCGTTTTCATCTGGACCGCCATATTTTGGAAGGTACACTTGTAAACGACCAGCACATGTAGGATCAATATTATTCTTAATTATACCAATATAAGGCCCGCTGTTTTGGAACATACCATTGTTATCAGTTCTCATATATGGTGCGGGTTTGCTACCAATTCTTCGATTTTCAGACATTATTAATCCTCGTTACGATAAATACTTATATAGTTAGTGGAACCTTGCTCCCCAACTACTCTAATGCCATAGGAAACAATTAGATATGAATATTTATCCTTCAACAACCAAGCTAACTACTGAAAAATTTATAGAAAAATCAATAGATATACACAAAGGCAAATATAATTATACAAAATCTAATTATATTAGTGGTAGAACTAAAATTATTATAAACTGTCCTATTCATGGGGATTTTTTACAATTAGCAAAAATTCATCTTAATGGGCATGGTTGCGTGAAATGCGGGAATTTAAATAAAAAACCAAAACCAATTAAAACAATTGAAAATTTTGTAAATGAAGCAAATATTGTTCATTATTCTAAGTATGATTATAGTAAATCAATTTATGCTGGAACAAAAATACCCATAGAAATTATATGTCCAACACATAACTCTTTTTGGCAATGTCCAAACAATCATTTATCTGGTAGAGGATGTAAAAAATGCGCAACAACAAAAATATCAAATATTTTATCTAAGTCACCCGCACAATTTATAACAGATGCGGTTTCTATTCATGGTAGTATATATGATTATAATTTAGTTAAATACATATCATCTCACAAAAAAGTAACAATTGTATGCAAAAAACATGGAAGTTTTATACAAAAACCAAGTTCTCATTTATCTGGAAATGGATGCCCAATATGCAAAATATCCAACGGAGAACGAATAATTCAAAACTTTTTAATAAAAAATAACATTGAATATAATCATCAGTTTAAAATAATAGAATGTAAGGATAAAATATCTCTTCCGTTTGATTTTGCAATACTTAAAGATGCAATATTGGTTGGATTAATAGAATTTCAAGGATCGCAACATTATATTTCATATGAACATTTTGGCGGAAACAATAAATTAATATATACTCAGCAGCATGATAAAATTAAACTCGATTTTTGCAAAAATAACAATATACCATTATCATATAAAGACAAAGATAAAATTGATATATTGTTATTTAAGTTTCTGGAAGAAAATTATTTAGGTAAATTTGCAAGAATTGTTTGAATTTCTAAAGCAATACTAGATACCAAAACAGTAACTTCGTTGTATAATGCGCTACTTTTTACAGAACTAAGAGTTAATAAACCTTGAAGATTTGATAAAATTGCATTAAGAACATCTGATAAGTTCTTACTGGAATCCAATGATTGAATAAATTTAGTAGCAAGAACAATATCCTTTTGTATAGAAGAAAGAACAGCGGCTACTGTAACATCTACTTGTGCTCCAGTTCCAGAAAATTTAGATACAATTTCGTTAATTATTGGAGCAATAACTGCTAAATCTGTTTCAGCAACATCTGCCCATAGTGGTTCGTGTTTGAATAAGGTTACAAATAAATTGTAAATCTTTTCGTAATCAGTTTTTAAATTCATTGAAATAAAAGACATTTGAATAGACTCCTTTTGTAGTTCAAAATTTGTTATTGGTTCATTTTTAACAGGTTTATCTGGAAAAGTTATTAAACTATTAATTTTGCTTGGTTGGTTTTCTATAGATTCCTGCTGCGTGTTGAATAGTTTGTAATTCCATATTATCTTGAATAGATTCATATACTAGTATACCCGATAATTTCTTCATTTCTTCAATGGGTGAAACAACTTTATCTTTATATGCTCTTGCCGTAAGAGGAACCATTGATTTAAGATTTTCTTTGGAAAGAGGATAGAATTTTTCATTAGTTACATATCTAAATTTCCAACTATCTTTATTTATACCACTAGAAGCAGATAAATCAGAAATAATTTTAAAAATTTGAGGAATAATTCTTAGTCGTCTAAGAAATTCTACAAATACCAAATATGCACCGGGTTTAATTTCGCTTGTTGATATATCTGCATCTAAAATAAATGAATAACCACATTCTAAAAATGTAACTAGATCAATAGCTGCTTGTTTGTCATTTACTAAAAAATTTACTACAACTATTTCATCATCGTTTCCAATTTTTGATCTATACATATCAATTTCTATATATGGTTCTAACACTAGTTTTAAATCACCAACTTGAAAGCCTTCAGTTATTTTAGTCATAGTTTTAAAATCCTTCTGGAGAAATCTGTGCTGGTGTATTATCTTCACCAGTATCCATTTGATTTTCATCTGCGCTTATATTTTGTTCATATGAAGCATTCATATCAGAACTATCTAATTCATTATCCATAATTTCTTTACTACTTTGTTTTATTTCTGCGATCAAATATTTTGGCATATTGATTGTAACAAGCCAAACCTTAATTCTTGCAAGTTTTGGTTTTTTAATAGCTGGTCTGAAATCATCTTCTGATTTAATTTTTATCGGATATACTAACCATGCTTTTTTATAAAAAATTTTACAACCAAGAGGTATTAATCTTTGTGCTCCAGCAGGATCAGGCATTTTTTCCAAAGGCCAGCAAAAAGTGCAAGTAACTCGATATGATGTGATATTTGGTCCAGATACTAATTCACCATCGATCCAATTGAAAAAAGCATATAATCCGTTTTCATCTATAACTCTTTCCATCTCACATAAAGTCTCAATAGATGAAGGTGATAATGAAACTTGCTTAATATTGTCAAGTATTGCCCCAATATCTACTCGATTTGATTTATCTTTAGTCACTGTTTACCCTCTAATGTATTTAGCATATTGAATAAATTTATTAATTTGTTTTATATGGTCTTCGTATCATATATTCTTTTGCTTCTTCGTTTACCCATTCTGGGTGTGTATCAAAATCTCCTACTAATGTATTGTGACCCCAGCAAATTTCTCCTCTATAATTTTCTTTATTAATTTCATTTCCATCATGCAAGTGATCTGAATGAAAAGACCTATCTTTGTTTTGCACCATACAGTTAGGAAACTGACATACTTTTACTCTTCCAATTTCTTTTATTTGTTCTATTGAGAATCCGTTAATACGAAGAACTCTGTGAGTGCCGCACTCTTTGCAATTATTTTTTTGTTTATTATGTTTACAAATTCCAGAACCTCTACATTTCTTACAGGATGTTCGGTGTATTCCATGATCACAGATTTGAGAACCATTGCAATTTTTACAAGTACTTCTATTCTTATTATGTGAACATATCTGAGAACCATGGCAATCCTTGCACGTGCTTTTATTTTTATTATGTATGCATATTCCAGTGCCTCCACAATCTTTACAAGAATATTTTTCTTTATTATGAATACAAATACCAGAACCATGACAGTCTTTGCATCTACTTTTTCGTTTTCCATGTTCACATTTTTTATAAACCATGCTATTTCCTTAATCAAAAACCATATTACCATTAGGACCGATCTGACCATTAACACCAATAATTGATAATTCTTTGAGATAAGGACCATTAAAATAATGTAGAAGAAGATGTTCGATATCTCTATATTTTCCGCTGTTTATTGTGCCAATAAAATCCTCCATCATAAGATTATATCTAAAGAAAACAAGAGCCGTTTTAGTAGGATTCCAACTCCACAATCTTGACATTACTTGTTTTGTTAAACCACTAGTAACTTCTGGCGGAAATTGACTGTTTCTTATTGATGAAAAAATATATGATTCCGCCATGGCCGGATCAATATGTTTAGATAAATCAAAATCATCATTTAAAATATATCTACCGCTCATTTTAAAAACACGATCTACATCATTGAGTAGATGTGGTTGTTGTCGTAGAATAAAATCTAATGCTTTCCCAAAAACACATAATTCAGTTAAATTTTTTGTAATATCATGATTGTTGATATAAAGTTTATAAACATCTTGCACTTGTTGATCAGGGTTATAATTTAATATTCCTTCAACGTATGGTTTTATCTTTTCTGATTCCTCTTCTGTAATTGAGCTTTCGCCACTTGATTCAATTAGTAATATTCGTGAATCGGGAACTTTTGCTTTAATACTTTCAAAAGTCTGGATAGTTTGCGCGAGGCGCTGTTCCGCCGTAAATACGCCATGTTTTGTGTGTAAGGCTGACGTGCAAATAAATAAAGGTTTCATTTTACTCCATTAAAAATAAATAAGAATTTTGTTGGGCCATTCTATTTCTGAAAAAAGCCCAATGTTGCATCATTGCGCTATGTCCATCAGATATAGCAACTTGTTTAATATCTGATAATGCTTGAAGTTCATTTACTATAGATTCTGATAATCCAGTTTTTATTAACAATGCTTCACGAGAATATGGATAATGAGAAACGGTAATCTCAGATTTGTAGATATTTAGGAATATAGAAAATAGTCTCTCAATGACAAAAGTATAAAAAGGTAATGTTTTATTTGGGCCATAATTTGCACTGGTTCCATATAATAATTCTTTATCATTTGTATTTTTATCAACAGATTCCAAAAAAGAATGAACAAACTTCATATATTTATTCCAAAAAATCTTATCACCAACAAAATAATTGCATAAGGAAAATGTATTGTAATCCATATATAGTGTATCAAGTTTTAAATTTGTAATATGAGATATATTTCTTTGAAGTAATCCTAACATACCATGGTGACAATTTTCTCCATGATGCACGGTGCTTGGAAAGAGACTTTCAACAATTGGAACTGGATTTATAAAATAAACATTATGTTTGCCTTGATCTGCTCGAATCCAATCCAAAAAGTCATACGAAGATATGTTAGTTTTTTGTGAAAACTTGGGAGAAACTGCTCCCCAATAATCAACATTATAATCTATCATTGCGTCATATATGTTTTCAAAAATTGGGAACTCACAAAGTTCTGGATTTTTATTTTCCAAATTATTCCATATTTCAAAACCATCATTGGTTGTTAGTTGTTCGGGTTTATAACAAATTTTGTAAAGTTTAGTAGTCATTTCAATTTATATCTTATCAGATAACAATATCTATTGTCAATGAATCACCCAGTTGCTAAAGCAACTTTGGCTTCTTGTTTCATCGAGACACAACTAATATTCGGTATACCAAATATCCCATTGGAGGTATCTCCACAAGCGTATATTCGGGCAATTCCTGCCCTATTTGTTTCATTTAAAATTTTAAGACCAAATGCTTTTATATTAAGAGATGCATTGTAATCTCTATCTATGACCAAATTACAAGAAGGACAGAGATAAGTTCGAACTGATAAACTTATTTTCTGTTTGCTACCACAAGACGAACATATCTGACTTGAAGGCGCAAATCTATCAATTTTGATTAGTTCCCCTCCGTTCCAAGCAAGTTTATAAGTTAAATATGAAATGAATTGACTCCATCCCTGATCACTTATTGCTTTTGCTAATTTATGGTTTTTGGTCATATTTTTTACTGCTAAGTCTTCACATATAACAATTGCGTTTTCATTGGCTATCTGAAAACTCAATTTGTGGAGAAAATCTCTTCTTTGAAATCTTACTTTTCTATGTTGTTTTGCTAATAATATTCGTGCTTTGTTTTGATTATTGCTTCCTTTCTTTTTATTACTATATTTCTTTTGTTTTGATTTTAATTTCTTCTCTGATTTCTTGAGATATCTCGGACTATCAACCACAACACCATTGCTGTCAAATAGAAAATTTGTGATTCCTAAATCAATTCCCGTTATATCATTTTCAATAGATTTTACTTTTTTTACAACTGGAACAAAATCTATATCGCAAAGGCAAGAAACATACCACTGATCAACATCTTTGGTTATGGTAATTGATTTCAAATTACCTATCAGTTCTCTATGTCTAATCCATTTCATTTCACCTAATTTTGGAATTTTAATGAATTTAGAACCAGTTTTTATTTGATCATATTGCTGAGGTATTTTAATTCCTTGTTGCCTTCCGTTTTTCTTCTTAAATTTTGGAAAACCAAGTTTTCGTTTGTAACAATTTCTGAGTGCTCCATCTAATTGAAGAGCTACTTGTTGTAAACTCTGGCTTGGAGCAGAAATCCAGTTGTGTTCTTGTTTTAATATCGGCAATGAGTTTGCCATTTCAAATTTGAAATTGAATTTCTTTTCTAATTTATATCTCTTAATATTTGATTTGAGAAAGTTATTCCAAACGAAGCGTAGTTGTCCTTGCCATTCGTTCAAGATTTTCTCTTGTTCTTTGGTTGGATATACCCGATATTTAAATGCTTTGTGCATATACTTCTATTTATACATTTTATTTTGTTTTAATATAAATGTTAAATATTTATTTTGGTTTTGTAACAGAAAATTCATCCACGGAGCTTCTGTGGTTTTCTTTTCTGGACGGATAAATACATATATGCGATATAACGAAATATTAACAGAAGCAACACGCGGAATGTTCATTCGTTCTCAGGAAAGAGCAATGTTTACAAATACTGAGGGAAGAACTATTACTGCTATTGGTAATGTAATATTTCCAGAAGATGCTTTATTTTATGATAATGATACGATTGATAATTTGCCATTGGAAGCAAAAGAATTACCACCCGCTGAACAAAAAAAATTATTGAAAACGGGTCAGCAAAAAGTTATGGAAGTATTGAATATTTATAGAAGACAGACTCGTATACCATTAGCAAATTGGCATGTAATTAATACAGTTGGTCGCGCAGCAATGATTACTCTTTGGAAAAATGATAGAAATGAAACTGTAGCTTTTGTGAAATTATTTAATGCTAAGAGTATGGGAGCAATACCATTTTTCTGGTCCAATGCAGATTTTGCTAGAGAAACTGGATATTCTATTCGTAATGCATCCCAACAAAAATCTGATTTAAATTTAAAACCAAGCACTGTTGTTGGAACGGATGCTAATCTTACTATTGATGAAGCTATAGAACAGATTGAAACAAATATTGCAACCCATGATGAATTAGCACCTGATATTCGGTTTCAAGTAGTAAATTTAATTAAAAATGTTGAATCTGGGTTTGTTTCACCTGTTGCCAATGCTTCGATATATTCTAATTCTTATGAGGTTGATCTTGGAGAAACTGCTGCCCCAATAGCCTTGTTAACTGGTCATTTTGTTTCTGGAGCATATCAACAAGTAGAAGAACAGTTATTGAAACCAATGGGTTCAAGTTGGAGAAAAATTAAACGCATTAGTTATCCAATGAATGATAGTGAAGTTTTAGTGGATAGTTTTTTAATATTAAATAAAGGCACCAAGATAGGAGTTAGCTCCAAAGATAAAAAAGGTGGAGCAGCGGCAAGTATAACAAGTTTAACTTCTGAAATTGAAACTAATCCAGAAAGATATGTTGATTTGCAGGAACAGAAAAAATATAAGTATTTGTTTAATATTTTAAATCTATTGAAAGATAAATCTGCGGAAGATGGTCCTTTAGAATTAGGTATAATTTATAAAGTAATTACAAAAGAAGAACGCGCCGAAATAAAAAAAGCTATTGCTGATCCGAATATGGATAAAAAACAGTTGTCTCAAAATTTGAAAACATTGTTAAAAAATCCAATATATCAACCAATCAAAACTAATCAAAACTATACTATTGGTTATCATTTACTGACAACAGTTGCTCATATAGTTTCAGAACAATATCTTAATAAGAATACAAAAATTGTTTCTCAGTTTTTTAAAGATATAATGAGCCGTTCGAATATGATTCAGGTTAAAACTTCAATGAAAAAAGTTGGGGATGATGCATACTTTTCTAATTTTAGCGTCATTTGGCCACCAACATTTACTGGAACAGTTCGATTCTATTCAAGAAAAAATTACAGTGCAAGTTCTCGCCCAACGGGGAAGATGTCATTTAAGATTACTTAGCTTTCTAGTTTATCTAAAAATTGCTTTTGAATTATGTTCATTGTTGTTGTCCATGCTTCTTTTGATGTGTTTCCCTGAGTAAGCCAAAAAGTTGCAACTGCACAAGATATATAATATTTTTTAGCATTCATGGGATATTCCTTGAGTCGAATACATCTAGAATTGGGATATAATGATAAAACAAATTGTTTAGCAATCATGATTCGAACTTCCTTAACATATCTTGTTGAATATTATTCCAAGCATCTTTCCATGCTTCTTTTACAGTATACTTACTCGCACTTAAATATACATAACTTCCAGTTTTCCAATCAGCAACAGCATATTTGCTTAGTTTCCAAGTTACAATATTATAACCATAATAAAAATGAGCATCTGGATAGATGGATATTACTTTTTGTCTATATGTCAGTCTATGTGTCATGATTCTAATCTTTCCAACATTTCCTTTTTAATTTCATTTGTTGCATTCCGCCATGCACCAGATTCATACACATACATATAGCTTATCCAATTCCATATAGTTGTTGCCGCATCATCAATAATAACATATTTTTTATGATATCTTATATAATGTGCATTTGCCATTGGATAAATAGATTTTACAAACTCTTTATCAGTCATGATTCGAACCTTTCCAACATTCTTTTTCTTAAAATATCAGCCGCTTTCTTCCATGCCATTTTTGGTGTATTTGCTCTAGCAGCGGTTCCAAACCACATTGTATTTGGATAAGCAACAATTATATATTTCTCAGGACCAGAACAATACTCAGCACAATAAGCACCAGTAGAAGACAATTTTACGAAATTTTTATTGGTCATTATGCTTCCAGCTTTTGCAACATGGTTCTTTGAATATTTTTTGCTGCATTTTCCCAAGCATAACATTCATAATAATAGTCTTTACTTAACCATTGCCAATATTGAGCTTGTTTGTCAGCAACAATATAGAATTTTAAATCTATTTGATAAGCCACTGCATTTGGATAAACATTTTGCACAAAAATTTTATCGTTCATAATTCCAACTTTCTCAACATATTATGTTGAATGTATTCTGCTGCTTTCTTCCAAGCAATATCTTCCGTATCCTCAAAACCACTCAATAATAAACATGCCGCGCTAAAATAATTATAAAATTGATCATTAACAATAACAATCATATCTGCTGGAAGATTACGATTACATACTTTGCAATATCCTGCACTTAAAGCAACAGCATTGGGATATATTGCTTGAACAAAATTTTTAGCATCGGACATATTATACTTCTAACTTTTTAAGGCATTCTTTTTGAATATATTTAACTGCCATATACCATGCCCACCCTTCGGTATTTCCAACACCAATTTCATTATAACAACCGATTTCATTAATGCTATGTGCCTGATATACTCGATATTGTATAATACCCATCCATGCACCACCACCCGGAGATGTATGGGTAACATGTGCTGTTGGATATATACTCTTCACGAATTGTTCATTTTTGTTCATTCTGATTCCAATTTCTTTAACATCATTTTTTCAATAAAATCCCATGCTTTCATCCAAGCATAATATTCTGATTCAATACCATCATATATATTCATTCTATCGCTTGTAATTTTCATCAAACCATCATAAATAAAACCATCCGAGAAATGGGCCTTCGGATAAACCGCAATCACTCGCTGTTTATGATATTCGATAAGCGGAATAAGATGCATATTGATAAAAGATTGATTTAGTTTCATGACTCCAGCTTCCTTAGCATTTCTTTGCGCAAAAATTTTGCTGTTTCTGCCCATGCAGACTTTGCCGTAACACAATTAAACAGTGATCGTGGGAAAATTGCAGTATTAAGATTAAAAATAGGACTATATGAAATATACCAGATAAGATTCTGATCTTGATAGGCTTTTGCCGTTGAAACGACACTTTGCACAAATTGTTTATTAGTCATTATGACTCCAGCTTCCTTAACATCGTTTTCCTCAAATCATCAGCGGCCATTTTCCAAGAACCAGTGGCACTTTTTGCTGTTGAATCCCAAATTAACCACTTACCTATTATAATATTAGTCATCCTAACTCCATTGCAATAAAATTTTTTAGATTTGGCATCTGGATAAATACTCAAAACAAATTCTTTATTTGTCATTCTATGACTCCAGCTTCCTCAGCATTTCGAGTTCAATAATTTTCCATGCATTCTCCCACGCCAAAGACTCAAAACACATATCTTGGCTCAATGGATTAATATCATTAAATACAACGAATCCTGAAAAACTTTTTCCAAGAAAAGCATCTGGATAAATATCAAGAACTTTTTGACGATATATCATGACTCTAATTTCCTTAACATTGAATTTTTAATAGTATTTTTTATTGCAGTCCATCGTTTATTTTTTCCGGGATCACGTGACATAATAGTAATAAGTTTCCCTGCATATGATTCGCGCACATCAATATACGTGCTACCCCATTTAATTATAACAATATTTGGGTATATATTTCGCACGAATTGTTCATCTTTTGTCATGATTCAAGTTTCCTTAGCATCTCTGTTCGATATAGATCAGCTATTCTTTTCCAAGAACCATTCTCAGAATTTGCAAGGGTTAACCAAGCACTGCCAACTTTTCCGTATCTTGTAGTCATCATCCAACCCGGTGGGTATCTTTTAACTTTTGCGGTCGGTTCAACATTCAGAACAAATTCTTTGTCTGTCATTTAAGACTCCAGTTTCCTTAGCATATCCATCTTAATTCTCTTCGCGACCTCTTCCCACGCATGGTCTTCGAAATAATAAAAACCACTAATAAACATATAGCTATGACCAATATCATCAACTATGCAATGTTTTATAGAGTCTTTTCTGCAATAATCCGTTGCGTTAGGATATATAGAAAGAACTAAATCTTTATCTTTCATGATTCAAATTTTCTTAAAGTTCTTACCGCAATTCTATTCTTATACCATTTAAAAGCATTACTCCATGCTTTATCACGAGTGTCTCCCCACGCTTCGCATACACCATTGATTACGACATGATAATTATTCATACCAAGAGTTTTGTGGCATGATGCATATTTATATGTCTCGATAATTCGTTGGCGATATGTCATTGTAAATTCCTCCAATTACCGAACAATGTAGTTTGCGCCGTAAAGATTAACGGCGGTCTTCCAGCCATAATTGGCATCGAAAATATTTCCGCGAACATGTTTTGCTGGCGCGGCCCAAGTAGCGGCCTTGTAAATATCACCGTTTGCCTTGGATACGAAACAATAAACTGAACGGCTACTGCCATCGTGACTAGCTGTGACGATCTTGAAGTTCTTGCTACCCTCGACAATGCTGATAACGGCAGGAACAAGATTTGGCAAATCCTTTATGTAGTGGGTGATAGTTTCGCTCTGAACCTTGGCCACGAAACCGTTGACACGATCAATCACTTTTTGCGATGCCTTCATGTTTTTCTCTCCCTCTCTTGACTACATATATAGTATATCAAATAGATCGTAAGAAGTCAACCAAAATCTGATATATTTTACTTAAAATAAAGTGATTGTTTTCTGTTATTTAACTGATATTCTCCCTCGAAAGTCCAGTGTGCCGCCAGTAAAAAGTGTCACGATAATCTCTTTCATATGTATATTCTGGCTTGTCCTTTTGGGACCGAATACCGGTGTAGCAACATCCAATATGCTTGATTTTGTTATCAACACCAACAAAACACTCTTGAATCACAGTATCAACTGGTATTGCCGGACCATGATTGATCCAATAACCATCATTGTAAAATGTATCACCAACAAGCATAATCATTAAAATTCCTCTCCATCAAAATCACTAAAATCATCGTCAAAATTCGGAAATCCTGTGTACTCCGGCTCGTCATAAAAGTCACCTTCATCTTCATCATAAAACGAGTCATAGGCATAGGACATATACTCATCCTCGCCATACATACCTTCATCATCAGCAGCCATTTCAACATCATCTGCAATTTCGTCCATATAGACGAGAGTGAGTTCTTGGGGAAGTGTGAGCAAAGCGCGATTCGATCTGGTCATATTTCTCTCCTGTCATTTCTTGACTACAAGATTAGTATATCAAATTTTGGTTTGGTTGTCAAGAGATTAGTTGATCTTTTGCACCCTGTTTTCCCAATCAAATGTTGTTTCCATTGGAACGTAAATACTTGTTCCACGTGGCCTTCTGCCAAAACTATCATATGTAAGAATTACATGATATGCCTTGTATCCAAACGGTGTAACGGCTTCAACGATTTCGCGCACATCACCCTCAATATAGGAATCCAAACGTCCCTTTATAGGCTCAAAATCATAGGCGCGGATCGTATCACCAACCATTGCGACCCCTTCAAATTTGAGAGTGGGTTGTAGAGCAGCGCGGAGCATATCAGCAGCTTCCTTATATACATGACTGGAATTTGCATCGCTGGTTATGGCTTTGGTGATCAAATCATTGACAACACCGTTGATTTTTTGTTCTAGTGTCATAATTTTCTCTCCCTTTCAAGGTTATTTCTGACTACAAGATTAGTATATCAAATTTTGGTTTGGTTGTCAAGAGATTAGTTAATCTTTTGTTCTAGTGTCATACATCCTCCCTTTCAAAAGAATACAAATCCAAACGGCAAATAACTTCACAAGACTCAAGTAATTGTTCAATGTTCCAAGAACTGTCTGGATCATTAAAAAATGTTACCTGTTGACCAGTATAATCATCAAATTCGTAAATTTTGACAAGTTCGCGCTCTACGAATCCTTTGGTTTGAACAACATAGATTCCGTTTTTCATTTGAGTCCTTTCTCACTTACAAGATTAGTATATCAAATTTTGGTTTGGTTGTCAACTAAAAATTACAATTTCTTCATTAACGGGAAGCAACGATTAACCAATGGTGGCCAGCACTTTGCATTGCAAATATTGGTTCCGGCACTAATATGATAATCACCGTTCAATGAAAATGCCATGCTCAATGTCATTAGAATCAGATCATCGCTTGTTTGCGCCATCAAAAAAGAACCGAGTTCGTCAAACATTTCAACAAACATGGGTTCAAAAGTAGGATCATTCCATGTCCGTTTCATTACACTAAACCCATGCACATACGGAATATTGGTTGGTGTGCTATTATTCATATAAAAGCTACGAAGTTCGGCAAGCGCGGTCGTTGCACGAAGTGTATTGTTCCAAACTTGTGTGTAATCGGAACCAAATTGGCTGTGAAGAATGTTGCTAAACTTGATCGTTTCTGCGCTCATTTTCTCTCCCTTTCAAGGTTGTTTCTCAATCACTTACATATATAGAATACCAAAATTTTGATTAAATGTCAACCAAAATCTTAATATTTCTTTGTGCAATTGTGGAATTTTACATAATCATAATCATACCCCATTGCAAGCATATCAGAATCAATGACTTGTGGGGCAATTTCATCTTCGGTTTTAGCCCAAACCAAATCAGCCGACAAAGTTTGTCCATTATTGGAAAAAGTTGCACTACAACCGTGTTTGTGAATCTGCCAATAGTCTCCTGAAATACCAATCACATCATACGCTTTTGCCCCATCTGTGGTATGATCAACAGAGGTTTTTGCAAATCGCACATTTAATTTGTTTTGCATCCGAAGAGTTTCAATCGTGTGTGCTTGGCGTCTCATGATTTTCTCCTTGTCATTTCTCGATTACAAGATTAGTATATCAAATAGATAGCAAGAAGTCAACCAAAATATGATTTATTTTAAGTCCTTTGTTTTGTGTATGTATATTTTTGTTGACAACCAATCCAAAATTTGATATATTTAAAACATGAAGAACGCCACTATTACAAATCGATCATTTGTGCCAACTAATCCGAAGCCAATTAAGGCTCTGCATTTTCGTGGAGATGGCGCAAAGTTTGTTGGTGAAACTGAACCAACATGGCCTAATATTGAAGTCCAAAATGATTGGACACAGGATGAATATGAGACACATATTGGACTTGCTTTAAATTGGATGGCTGCAACGCAAGATGACAAGAGTATTATTTCTTTGGCTCTTGCGGCAATCAATCAAAATGGTCACCGTTCCGATATTGTTGATGCAATTAAGAATTCAACTCGGAGTTTTTCAACAACCGCAGCCAGAATTATTCGTGCGGCGAGTGTTGGTTTTCATCTTCGTTTTGGAACTCGTCGTTTTTTGGTTCGCGAAATTAGACGTTGTGTTAAGAGTCAAAAAACATCTTCGGAACGCATTGAAACCAATAAACCATCAATTCAAGAAAATTTGACTAATCGGTTTCGTGTTGTTCGCGGCGAACTCGATGTTCTCTTTGATACTTTCATTGAGAGTGATTATACTTCCAGCAAAAACAAAGTATCCGATATTTTGAGTAAGCCTGAGACATCTGTTCCGGCCAATCGCACAAAGGAATTGGTTGATCATTGTCAGAGGTATTTGGATGAATATTCCATGGCACTTGCTGGTAAGCCACCTTCGTTGGCCGAAGCATATGCTCCGCTTGGAAAGCGTAAGATCAAGGCTGCGATTACATGGTGGGAACAGGCAATTACTGACATCAACACTTTTGGACAACAGAAACTTGTAATGCGCAAGACTCGCAAGCGCAAACCACAACCCCCAACTAAGATTGTTGGTAAGTTGAAGTTTCTCAAGACATTTCCGGCATTGAAGTTGGCCAGTATTGAACCAACTCAGTTGTTGAAGTGCAGCGAAGTTTGGGTATATAACACCAAACTTAGGAAGATTGGAATTTATGTAACTTTGGGTGGTGTTCCTTTTGAAATTAAGGGAACTCGTTTGACAAACATCGATCCATTAAAGAGTGTTCAAAAGACTTTGCGTAAGCCAGATGAGCAGTTGAAGGAATTCAGTAACTATAGTAAGGCTGGAGCTATCAAGTGGTTTAACAATATTCGTGCAGTGGCAACCAAGATGCGCGAAGCCATCAACGGCGATAGTATCTTGTTGAAAGGGGTTAAGTAAATGACTTATTTACAAAATGGTAATTTTTAAGATAAAAAAGACTACCGTTATCTCATGTTTTGGGAAGACATATACAACGCCCAAAGGATTTGCTTCCGCTTTGGCTGAGAGAATGTCAGATAGAATGATGTTTTGATTTCATGATAGAGGAATTAATACCAAGAAGTATGGTGCTCCATATTTGAGCAAAAGTCATGAACGAGAATTGAAGAAGTATAATGCTAATTGTTCTAGACTTCGTGCTAAAGCATTTAGACGAATTCTTCCTATCGTTAAAAAATTGTGGGTATGATATATGACAGCCGATGAAGCAAAATCAATGGTTTTATCATGCTATCCCGATGCTTGTTTACGTAAATGGGGTATTGGCAGGAATAGTGGACTTAATTTTATAATTGTCGGTGGTAGTATGGAATTGGGAACAACTTTTAGGTGTAAAAATCACAGCATGTCAATTGAAATATTTGAAGGATTGACGTGGAAACAGGCAGCGGATAGAATTATGAATCAAATGATGCATACGTTGGAGTCTTAATATATGACACTCGATGAAGCAAAATCAATGGTTATATCTATATATCCAGATGCATATGTTATAACTTGGGAAGATGGAACAAATATTGTGTATGAATATGAATCTTATGAAAATGCAGATAAGTATTGTGCAAGATCGCTTGGTTGGAGTAAAAATGAAGATCAAGCGTGGATACATAGTGCAGAATGGTTGAGTTGGGTAATGTTACATAAATTGGAGTCATAATGACAAATAAAGAATTTGTAAAATCGATTTATCCAGATGCTCGATGCAAAATGTTATATATGCGCGGCGAAAAAACTGGATTATGGAGAATTCATGGAATTCCGATGAGCGTCATAGAAATGCGATTAATGTATCCCATGACATATTATTCGGTTTCAATGGCGTGGAAAGAAATTGCAATAGATATCAAAAGAATGGTGTTGAGAAAGTTGGAATCATAATGGATGAAAATGAAAAATTTGTAAAATCATTTTATCCTTGTGCTGAATGTTATAATCTAAATTTTGGCGGAAATAAAAAAGATGGTTGGTGGCAAGTGTGCGGTATGAGAACAATGCAAAATGATAGACATTATAGAAATAGTAAGGCGGAAGCGTGGGAAGAAGCGCGTGAAATTATACAAAAAGATTTTTTGAGAAAATTAGAATCATGACAAATAAAACATTGTGTAAGTCGATATATAAAGGTGCATGGTGCGAGGATAGCTGGAAAAATACAGGAAAAAGACTTTCAGTTAGTCCATGGACTAGGAAAAACGAAAGATTTATAATACGTTTTAATCAAAAGAGATATATTAACGATATAATGACAATGGCTTGGGGATCAACAGAAAAAGAAGCATGGAAAATTTTGGCAGAAGATATTAAAAATGAAATGCTTTATAACTTGTAGTCATAATGAATTATAAAGAAAAGGTATTGATAATTTATCCAGATGCTTATTGTAAAGTATTTGAGTCTTATCGGTTAACAGAATTTAGAATATGGAATGCAGAAATTTCTATCTATAGAGATACAACGAATTATTATGCATTGCTTGGATGTAGTGATACTGAAAATAATGCTTGGAAAGATGCATGGAATAATATTCAAATAAATATGTTGGAGAAATTGGAGTCATAATGACAGATAAAAAATTTGTGCAATCAATAATTCCGTCTGCAACATGTAGAACTCTTGATAATACTGATTTACCAATAGGTCCAATGTATGATAAAGGAAATCCATTATATGTAGTGTATGCAGTGGATGCACAGGATCGACAATATTTGGTTGGTTATAGCGTTATATCAATAAAAGATGCATGGTTTACCGTTGCTGAAACCTTCCGACATAAAATGCTTTCGAGATTGGAGTCTCAGTGGATTTTAAAGAAAAAGTAATAAATATTTATCCAGATGCCAGATGTGATATGAATAAACGTAGATTATATCCATCGGAATTTGAATTCAGAATTTACACAATTGAAAAAAGAACATATATAGAATATAATTTTAGAGTAAACAATGAATATGCAATAATTCATAAGTTGCTTGGTGTTGCTCCCGATGAAAACAATGCTTGGAAAAATGCATGGAATAATATTGAAAAACTAATGTTGGAGAAATTGGAACAATGATAAAACGAGATGTAGTAATAAGTTCATATCCAATGGCAATATGTAAAAAAATTACTTATCCAAGGGGAGCATATTTTCTGATTTATGATGATATTAATTCAAAAATTCCAAAATTACTTGGATATGATATGGAATCAGAAAATAATGCATGGATACAAGCATCTAATATTCTTGAAAAAGAAATGTTGCGAGTTTTGGAAAAATAATGACAGAAAAAGAACAATTGATTGCCGTTAATAAAAATGGTTATTTCATTCGATTTATTCAAAACCCAAGTGAATCTGTGCAATTGGCTGCGGTTAATGAAGATGGTCAGGCCATTAAATATATTGAAAACCCAACAATATCGGTTCAAATGTTGGCCAAATTATTGTCTTGAAGGGAATATTATGACTAATAAAAAATTCGTTTTATCTTGTTACCCAGAAGCAATATGTGATGTCACTGAGTTAAATAATGGAAAACTATATTGTGTATTTCAAAATAATTTAACAAATAAAATATTGGGGTATAGTGAATATTCGAGCACAATTGCATGGAGAAGTGCATCTATTTATTTAAGAGAATTAATGCTGGAGAAATTGGAGTCATAATGTCTTATTTTGATGAACTACCGATGTCAGATAAAGAACAGGTTTTGAAATTGTATCCAAATGCAAAATGTGTTCGTGATTGCAGTCCTTCAAATAAAATGCCTCGTTGGTGGATATTAGTAAGTGACAATAATATGCCATTAACAGTAACTTATATAAATGAAGATGCTGCTTGGCAATGGGCATTGGCAATAATAAATAAAGATATTATGGATAAATTAAAAGGTATTTGACAAAAACAAATAAAATAGATATAATGTAAATAAGGAGAAATATAAATTTTGGCTAAAAATGATCAGGTTCAAATTCGTGGTAAAGTTTTGAAAACTTTACCAAATACAACATGGTTAGTAGAAATTCCGGGAGGACAAGAAATCTCAGTATATCTCGGAGGAAGACTTAGGAAGAATAATATTAGAATTGAGCCGGGAGATGAGGTAGCTATTGAACTTTCCCCGTATTCACTTGAATTGGGTAGAATAGTTTATCGGTATTAATATATTATTGGAAAACCAAAATGACACCAAAACAACATATTAGAAAAATATATCCTATGTCACATTGTTTTATTCGATATGATGGAACATATGGAGTATTTGTAGGTGATGGTCGTATATTTATACTTGGAAATGGCGGAACCTCTGTTCTTGCGTGGGATGATGCATGGTATAATATTCAGCAAGATGTGTTAAGAAAGTTAGAGCAATGACATCTAGAAAGTATGTTTTACAAATATACCCAACTGCATATGTTTGGGTTGAGGGACCACGATATGCAATAATTGCATGTGATCTTTATACTGGAAAAATATTATTTATCAGTCAACAAGAATTTACTCCAACGAAAGCATGGGCAAGAGCATGGAAACAAATTCAAAAAGACATGGTAAGGAAATTAGAAACATGACATATAAAGAAAAAGTTTTAAATGTTTATGAAAATGCACATGTTTGGATCATGAATGCTAAAGGTGTTCATCCAAAATTTTATATTCAATATTGGTATGATTCTAGGCAATATGTATATTTGTCAAGATATCAAAAAACCGAGGATGCTGCTTGGGAAGAAGCATGGAATAGAATTCAAAGATTAATGTTATTGAAACTGGAATCATGAATTATAAAGAAATGGTTTTAAATGTATATCCACGTGCAATATGTTGGTTAAATTATCTAGATTGTGGTTATTACTATTATATTTATTTTTATCATCCTAATGCATTTTCTTATACTCGTCTTGGTAAAAATAGTGATACTGAAGAAGAGGCGTGGAAAAACGCTTGGTATAAAATTGAAAAGGATACATTGGAAAAGTTTGAATCATGATATTAGATAAATACATACATGATTATATGGAATACTGCCGCCGGATTTTTGTCTAATGTTACAAAAGGTGAACCATTTCAGTTTGCCTTATCGTGTTCCAATGCCGAAACTTTTCAAGTAATTGCAGGAACTCTTCCATTGGGTTTAACTTTAACTGGTCCACAAAATCAAGAACAATTACCATATCCTTCAATTTGGGGAGCGACATCAACTGATTGTGTAACTGGCACGTTTACTTTTACTATTCGAGCATTTGATTCGCTTGGTAATATTAGTGATCGTGCATTTTCTTTGGTTGTTCTAGATAATGAACCAGTATATCTATTTCCAAATGCAAATTTGGGAATTTTTCCAGATGGAAATTGGATGTATACTTCTGTGGCTCCATTAACAGCTACACCAAATTGGCCTACAAATATACAAATTGTTTCTGGAGAAATCCCATATCAATTAAGTTTGAATTCTAATACTGGTGAAATTACTGGTTATATTAGTCCAGCAGTTTTATATAATTCTCCATTAAATCAACCAAACGCGGAATCAGGAGGTCCAGACCTTGCACTAAGTGCAAATACAAGAACATACTCCTTTGCAATTCAATATGATTCATATAATACTTCGGATTATTATTTAACAGTTGAGAGACAGGATTTATATAATACTGGAAATTGTAATGTTTCATTGCCGGTATATCATGATCCAATATTTTTAGATGCAACATTTGATAATACAACCTGTTCCAGTGCTTTTGCAAATCTAGATTTGGGATTGATTGATGGTGATAGTATTCTTTATCAGTTTAAAACAGAAGATTTTGAAGATAACACACTTGGTTATGTTTTAATTAACGGCGATGTTCTTCCCGGTAATGTAACTATAAATCCAACGACAGGTTGGTTATCTGGCTACATTAATCGAGATTTAAGTCTTCCAACACCATATGAATTTCAAGTTCTTGTATATAAAAGTGCAAATGTCTTTGCAAATTTAAATTATCAAACATTAGCTTTTTGCACATTAACAATAGATAATCCCACAGATAATAGTATTATATGGAATAGTCCATATGTAATTGGAAATTTATATCCGGGAATTCCAAGCTCATTGAATGTTGCTGCATCAATCATAGAACCATTTTCAACACCAGCTATTGTGCCAGCAACAGCAAATTGTTCTTTAAAACTTGTTAGTGCAAATATATTAAATGGAGGCAATGCATTTTCCATTGGGTCTGTGTTTACCGTTCCCGGAGGAATAAATATTAATGATGCAAACATTATTGTTGCAAATGTGAGTCCCACAGGAACAATAACTGAAATAACTATTGATCAAACAGTTATTCAACAATATACAAAATTACCAAATAGTTTTACTGCTATATGGACAAATGAATCTGGAAATGCTAATGCATTAAATGCTATTTTTAGTTTGAATTTTGGTGTCGATACAGTAAATATTATTAAACAAGGCAATTTTTATGATACCGCAACATGTGGTTTTGGATCAGCCGGTGAATCAAATTCAGCAATTGCTACACCATATATTTTTAATGGAACAATAAGTGGAGTGGTAGTAAATGAAACTGGCAATAATTATCAAACTATTCCGTCGGTAACTATTTTAGCAAAATCATTTATTTCACCAACAAATCCTATAAATTATAGCTTGTCCTCTGGATCAATTCCGGCTGGATGTAATTTATTATCAAATGGATTGATCGTTGGAATTCCAAGTTCTCAGTATTTTACATTAGATCATGATACTATATTAGATAAAAATCAAACAGTATTTGATACAACATATGAATTTACAGTAACCGCGTCTATTGGGCAAAATAGCAATGTTGAACATATTGAAACTGATTTAATAGGTGACAATGTTGTATATCAAGATTTTCAAACTCTTATTCAAATAGATAAAACATTTTCATTGAATCTTCAAACAAACATAAACAATAATGTTTCGGATGCACCAAAAACAAATTTGAGTTTGGAATTTTTATTGGATAATACTGATATGCAAACTCTTTTTAAACCAATTTTAAATGAATCTATAGTTTCAAATGATGATATATTTAGACAAGCAGATTTTTATTTTGGTATTGCTCCCCATGTAAGAATGTTGTTAGCATATGGAATTTCACCAGAACTATCAAGCACGGTGCAAGAATCTATTTCTAAATATTTTCATAATAAAAAATATACATTTAATTACCTTCAATGGGCACAAAGCACTTCAGAGGGATATGAAGTAATTTATGTTGTTCCTTTGGATGAATTTACAAATAAAAATTATGAAACCTTTCAGGGAAGCATAACATATAATACTCCAACTGGGCCAAAAGAGGCATTTCCAGCCACTCTCCCAAATATGATAACTCAATTAAATACTCATTTAAATGGTTTTGATTATAATTTTCTTCCATCATGGATGAGAGACATTCAACCAAATGGTGAAATTTTGGGTTTTGTTCCTGTAATTCCATTATTATATGTAAAACCCGGAACAGGAAAGAAAATAATGTTTTATCTTCAACAGTATTACAATAATATTGGTCCAAACCTTAATACTATTGATGCTGTAACCGATAGGTTGGTTTGGAATACAGGATATTCACAAAACTGGGACTCTTGTCCATTAGTCACCTTGTCAGCACAAAATATTACTGTGCAAATTTCTGGAGTTACTACATCTGGAACAAATGCTATATATTCCATTTTAAGTGGAAATGGTTTTGCTAATACCGTTCCTATAGGAACTATTTTTGTTATTGAAGGTATGACAAATACTATTAATAACGGAAAAGTAACAGTAACAAATTCTGGAATTGGAACATTTACTATTGTTAATGCATCTGCTATTACTGAAAGCGATTCTGCTGGTTATGGTTATAGTTTAAATATTAATGCTAATAGCAATTTTATTATTAATCCGGCTGTTCCCTTAACATTTACACCAAATCTTACCCCAAGAACTTATGAATTTTCTGGAAATGTAACTGTTAATTTACCTTATAATATGACAAGTATTTCCAATGTAGTTACTATTATAAATGATTTAAATATTAATGGAATTCAATCGGTTATTGGTCCAGATAGCGAAATACAAATTCAGAATATTTATGGTTGCCCATTTATACTTTTCGATGGGTCTAATACTCCATTACAAAATCTTGGATTACTACCATCTGGAAATGTTTATGCTAATATAAATGTAGCTGTAGTTGCAGGTTGGTGGACTTCAGAAATTACAGAATTTGATCAAGTATCAGTTGAAACAGATTTAGAAACAGAATCGAGTTTAGACCTTACTACAGAAAATTGTATGGTAATTATTACACAAGGATCAACATATTTTTCAGATATATCTTCGTTTTTTGATACATCAGATGTTTTTCTAAATGACGATGATGGAGCTATCTATATTAAATTCAAAGATTCGTCCTTTATAAATTATCCTGTTGTGGGTGTATAAGATAAATATATATAATAAGTTTTTAGGAGTAAAACAAAATGGCCTCTCAAATTAATCCCAGCGCAATTAACACCCAGTACCCCGTTCCGGGCGTCAACCAAAGTAGTTCTGGCTTTAGACAAAATTTCCTTGCAACACAAAATGCATTTTCAGAATGTGTTGCAGAACTAAATGATCTTTTTAATAAAGTTATAGTTAGTGCTCCATTATTATACGGATCAAATTCGGCGATTAATAATTTTGGAGGAATGCAAAATTCCAATTTATCGTTGTTCGATTTTGCTTTAACAATATCTAATATTACGGCAGCAACAGCTAATTCAGTTCCAACTTTAAATTTTTCATCTACTGCTGTTGCAAATATTAATATTACAAGTGGAACTCCAGTAACACAAACAATTAATATTGCAAATTTCCCACAACTTGGATATTCAGAACTTGTTTTACAAGTTGAATCAGCTACAGTTCCGCAATATTTAAATTTTGCAAATGTTGTTGTAGGCGGATCATTAACAACATCTGGTAATATTGGAATTGCTGGTTTTAATAGCTCTACAGCAAATTTTGCAATTACAACAACCAATCCTTATATATTAACCTTGGGTAGTTCCGATGGTTTAAATTTTACTTTAAGTGCTCCAACATCAGCCGTTGCAAAATCAGCTACTCCAACTGGAATAGGTCTTCCCGGAGATTCTGCTGGAATGATTGCCTATGATTCTGGTTTTATCTATGTTTGCATAGGAAATTATGATGGGGCAACTACTGTTTGGAAAAAATCTGCCATAATTTAAAAATGAAAATAAAAGAATTACTACGAGAATATAACGAACAACGATTAATAAATGACTTTGGCAATAAAATATTAACTAAAGCCAAAACAGATATCTCTGCTCCAAAAACCAACGATATTAAAGACATTTTAACTAAAATAACAGCAATGGACCCAACTCCAAACAAAGAACTAACTTTCTGGTGTGCATTAAATTAC